GGACTATGTCCTCGCCGTCCTTCAGGGGTATCTCGGACCCGCTGAAGAAAGGGTTCTCCGGCAGCATCAACGTCCCGTCGGGAGACTTGATCGCATAAGGGCGTTTCAGGGACCGGCCGACGAACTCCGACATTATCGACATCTGGTAGTTGCGTTCGCCCCAGGTGGCCCGGTTGGCCTGGAAGATGGACTCGCCCCAGTCCTTGATGGTGTCGGTGACCACCCCGCCCTCTGCATATACCAGCGGGCTGGGCCCCACCGCGCCGAAGAAACACGGCATGCAGGGCGAACCGTGCTTCGTGGCCTTCTTGAGTATCTGGTCCTTGGTCAGGACCCCATTGTGTTCCTCGTCGTACCAGTCGAAGACCTCGATCAGCGCCGAGGGCTCCCGTTCCCCCCTGACGCTGGCCCCGTACTGCTGCTTGATCTGCGCCGCGGTCTTCCAGGTCTTGTGAACCAAGACCATCGGCCCCTCAGAGCCCATCTGCCAGTAGGTGTAACGCGGGTCGAACGGCGTGATGTCTATGTAGGGCGGGTTGCGGCGCCCCTGCCCCTTGACCAGAAGCGCCCGGCCCGCAAAGAAGCCCCGCAGGCATATGTAGTGCGACAGCAACGATTGCAGCCTGGGCCTGACCGTACGCACCAACCGTTCGTCGTTGGCCCGAAAGGCCCCGATGTAAAACCGCTCCGCCATGTTCCGTATGTCACGGCTCTCACGGCGATGACGGGCCTGGTTGATCTGGATGAGCATCTTCGCAGTGGTCAGCAAGCTCATTATCTTGTTGAACTGCGTTCGAGGCTCGTTGCTGGTGTACTTCTTGAACCCCTCCAGGTCCTCGTGGTCGTACGGGGTCAGGTTCCATAGGTTGTAGTCCTCGTCCATGCGGTTGCGGAGCGTCAGAGTGTCCTGACGGTTCTCCTCCACAATGTCGAGGATCTGCCTGCGTTGGCGTACTACCATCGTCTCATCGCCGGCCTTCTGGGCTGCGCGTGACCGTAACCGTACTCCGCGACCAACATGTACTGGGTCGCCTTGATGCCGTCATTATACCTGTCCTTCGGCACCTGTCCATAGACCTCGCCCTCCTTGTCCACACTCCAGCGATAAGGACGCATGTGGCTCGCCAACCCGTCCTCCAACGGGTTCTCGGTCGTGCCAAACTCCGAAAGTGTCCCCTTCCCCTTGTCCGGGTGGAACGTGATCTTAGGCATGTGCGTCTGAGGGTCCGGCTTCAAAAACCCCTTCAGACGCTCGATCGCAGGCATGATTGGGATTCTGGGAGTGACCCCGTTAACACGCCTAGGCCCCGCCAGAATCCCCGTCATCTCCAACCACTGCTCCGCAACGGAGTTCATCGAATGGTGCTGGTCCTTGTAGTGAGGGTCCGACGTAAGCGTCTTCGGACTCTTCCACCACTCACGAGACATGGCGATCTCTATTATGTCCTTCGTCAAAAGCCCATGCTCATATATTTCGTCTATCTGACGCATTTGCTCGAAGGGCTGCCCGTTCGGCAGGTAATCGACAATTTTCTGGAACACCACCAGCGCGTGGGCATGGGTCAGCTCCTGTCCGTAACCAGGGTCCTCACCCATATAAACAGGAAGGTCCGGGACGTACTCCTGGGCCCTCAGATGAATGTCCGGGTTGAACTCCGAGAAAACCAGCCCCTTTGGAGGCACCGGTATACCCTCGATACGCTCCATGAAGAACTCGTCCGAAGACTCTCGCTTTAACGCAAGGATCTTCGGGTCCCGCTCTCCATCCGGATATAACGCCACGTTGGAGTAAGAAGGCAGACGGAACGATTGCCTCCCGTCCGACCCGGAATGCCACTGAGTCGCAAGAGTTCGGAACCATGAGCCCATCTCCCGTTCCATCGTCCCAGCTATCAAAAGCCAACCGTCCCTCGGCGTGACTCGCCCCCGAGCCCTCTCATATATCTCCACACCCATCTGCGCCGCCTCACACAGCATTATCCCGTGAGGCGAATCCTTCGATAGCTTCGTCGTGTCCGTCGCTGACTTCACCTCCACCCTCAACCTCGCCTTCCCCTCGTCCGGGAACCTCACCTCTATATACCCCGGCGAATCAACCTTTACCGCCTTCACCGGGAACCCCAGCTGCCTCAAATCATCCTCTATCCCAGTAAACTCCTTGATCGCCTCCCCATACGACGCAGCTATCAGCCAGTACAAAAGCGGGTCATGCTCCCCGTCCCCCATAGGCTCGTGGACAACCTGGTCCCTCAACCAGTTCTTCATCCACTTCTTCTTCAAGACCTCCGTCTTCCCACCCTGCTCTCCACCCGTGATCAATATGTACGGCGCCACCGAATCTATGATGGCAGGCTGATACACATTCATCCCACCCTGAGACGGGTCATACCCAACCTTCTCGTAAAATAGGTCTACCGCTGTCGTCACAGCCCCTCAATACCTCCCCTTACGAGCCTTAACAGCAGCCTTACGCCCAGCCTTTGTATACGGAAACTTCTTCACCTTACCCTTTACCTTCACCTTCGGCATATCCATTACCCCCTAAACCGCTTTTGAGATTTCGCTATGGTTGGTAGTACCCTAACCTTTTCTACTCAACTGCATCCTAAGCCATACCCCCTACCCCCCCTTACTGCTAAACCTGCCTTATCCCAAGCAAACGCCCCTGAAGACAAACCCAAACCCCCCATATTACGAAAGCCATAGCAACAAAGACGAATCCACTAGACCCAGCCCCGTGACCAAACCTGCCTTCTCGTAACCCAAGGGCCACCTACCCTACGCTTTCCTCCACCTCATTCCTCTCCTTTAGCTCTCTCACCGCCTCTCTCTTGGCCTCTTTCTTGGATAACTTCAACACCTGTGCCAGCAATTCCTTTGACCCACTGTCCGGCATAGGTGCCATGACGGCCCACTTGTCCGGGTTCAACCCTTTGTTAGCGAACATTAGCAACAGGTCGGATCCCCTGTTACCTTTTGGGTCCTGCAGCCGATCGTAGACCCAGCCCTCAACCACGTCACGGCGGGCTTCGAGCGCACGCTGGAACCTGTCACGGAAGCCGAGACTGTCGTGATCCATCCACCATTCATGGCTTGTGCGAGACATCCGAGCGGCCCGAACGGCGGCCGCCACTGTACCTAGCTCGACATAGGCAGCCAGGAAGATAGCTTGCTTCTCGGCCATCTGTTTATGAACCAAGGACAGTTCATCCCACGGCCAGCTATCCCCATCCGGCAGGAAATCCCTAGCGTCAGCCCCTTTGGCCTCAGGCTCTGTTGTCAATATAGCACCCCCCGCTCTGGCACCCTACACTACATTATCGCACGCTGAGGCGTGCCGAATTACGTTACAGGTGCCGCCGCTCTCATTGGTCCTCACAGTAACGGCAGCTGTGGCCGGATGTCAATGTTGGTTGCGGCGGAGGCGAACCACCAACGCCACCGGACCGATGGCCCACACGCCGGCGAAACGCCGCCCCCACACAAACGAACCCGGCTGGCCCCAGCTCCTCGGCCAGGGGGATCTTTACCGGGTTTCGTAGCTGAAGCCGGCCCAGGATTTTTCTTAACTCCACCCGCCCACACCCAAATACCCTACCCACTGTCAGCTTGACATTGGGTAGCCTATCTGATAGGATTGACAAATGGCCGGTCGAACTTGGCCGGCGTAATCAGAAGGAGGCGACACGATGCCAAATAAGAACTGGAGATACACCAAGTTAGACCCGCTCGCCGATTTGGTCTGTCAATCATTAATAGGACAATCAGACGACGATATTAGCCAATGCAAAGAGGCTGCTATTGTTTTGATTAATGCGCCGAGTGGCAAACAGTCGCGACATTGCAAAGACCATGCCAATGAAAGGTTCCTCGGTTTGCCACCAATGTTTTCACAGGCTACTACGGCAATTAACTACGAATACGCAGACCCCACCGACGATAGGCTACACGGCAGTGGCATATGGAAAGACACAAACGGAGCAGACCTTCACATCGGCGACTTGGTGCGGTACGGCGTTTATCCAGATGGCAAGGATATCCCTGCCATAGTCACTCAAGATGGGTTTGAGGCCCAAGGGGAATGGGCTGAGAGGTTTGATTCTCAGGGAGTCTCTCGCACATGCTATTTCGGCACCGAACATGAAGCATATCTGGTTGACCGAACATGACAGCCCACCTATATCGACCCGACCCCAACGCCGAAGACCACGATCGACTTCTTGACCTGGCGATGGAGGTATCCGAAGACCTTACCGGAATCTGTTTGGCATGCCGCCAGACTGCGAACGACGGCCAAGTAGAACCCGACGCGAGCGGCTACGTTTGCGACTGGTGCGACAGGCCGGCTGTTATCGGCGCCCAGGAATATATCCTGTGGACGGTAGCATGAGACTGCCAACGATCGAACGCAAATTACGCGCCGGCGCGTATGGCGACCCGGCAATCTTGCCGTTTGAAACATGGGACGCCCTATACATGGGCGGTGCCACCGGTGGCACCGGCTACTCGCACTACTGGCGAGAGTGCGACCAACGCCACCGGAAATATCTACAGGCGTCGTGCGACAGTATCGAAGAGGGCGCCATAGCAACCGCGATGGGATGGAAGACCTACCGCATCGACCTGGAGAAACTCGGTCCGCAAGCTGGCGAGATACTATGTCCGGAATTTCTCGACAAGACCGTCACTTGTGAACGGTGCGGCCTTTGCACAGGCGCCCGACTCGACAGCAAAAACATAGTCATACCAGCAATAAACGACAGCTCACGTTGCTATGTGGTTGT